ACGTAGTGGTAGACGCCGACGGGCCGGCCCTGGGAAACGGCCTCGTCGAGCTGCGCCTGGTGGTGGGGATTGGTGAACGCGTAGCGGCCCGTGTCCTGGGTCACCATGACGATGACGAAGTCGGGGTCGACGGCGGCCATGTTCATGGCCGCCTGGTAGTTGGAGATGTCGACGCCGAGCAGCGGCCCGGCCTTCCCGCCGGAGGGGGGCGCCGGCGCGGGGGCGGAGCCCTCGACGCAGTCCGGGTGCTGCTGCGCGAACAGGGCGGGGTCGAACCTGTGGCAGGACGTCCACGCCCCCCTGGCCGTGTCGAGGTGGGTGGCGTAGGCGACGGTGCGGGTCTCCCCGCCGGTGGTGTCGCCGGCGTATCCGTCGATGGACCCGTCCTCCGCGATCCACGCCTCGGACACGAGGATCTCCGCGCTGGTGTCGGTGACCATGCAGACGTGGCCGACGCCGCCCTCGTTCCCGGCGGACAGGATGACGTCGCCGACCTGGAACCCGCCCTGCGGGTAGAGGTCGGAGTCGTTCCAGGAGACCTCCCTGAAGCCGCGGGCCTCCAGGCCCCCGCGCAGGTTGCCGGTCCAGTAGTCGTCGAGGTCGAACAGGACCGGGTGGGACCAGACCAACTTCGGGTACGTCTGGTGCAGCCCGTAGTTGATGGCGCCCATGACGAGGGTGCCGCAGTCGGCGTTGGTGTCCCGGGTCAGGTGCCCGGCGTCGTCGGAGTCCCGGTACACGTTGAGCCGGTCGGGCTGGGAGTAGCCGACCGAGTAGGGGGAACCGGCGTCCGCCCAGTAGCGGGCCTGGGCGGCCGAAGTGGTTGCGACGCTCACTCCCCGACCTCCTTCTTCTTCTCCAGGGCGGCGAGGCGGGCCTCCGCCATCACCAGCCGCTGCGTCATCTCCGCCAGGATGCGCGCGTACGTCTCCAGGACCGTCTGCGCGTCGAGTTCCACGTCTTCCATGGGGGTCATGGTAGCCGATGAGTCAGTCGGCCCGTTCGGCGGCCTGGCGGGTCGGCGGCCCGTACACGTCGCCAGGCAGGCCCCTGTCCTCATCGCCGTCCGCCTTCTTGTACGGGGTGGGCAGCACCCACACGGAGTCCTCCTCGGCGTCGCGCCATTGCACGTTCCCGTGCTCGTCGGTGCGGTCGTCCATGACGCGGGCGAGTTTGAGCAGGACCGCCACGTGCGCACCGGGCCCGCCGGTGACGCGCACCTTCCAGGTCTCCCCGCTGGTGTCGAGGCTGCCGGCGGCGGTGCCGCGGTCGGGGGAGCACAGGACGACGCGGGGGGCGGTGGGGGAGGCGATGAAGGGCAGGTAGTCGGGCAGCGGCCACACGCCCTCTCCGTTGTCGTCGAGGGTGATGTTCTGCCAGTATTCGATGCCGTGGTGGGGCGATTCGGTGGAGTTGTGTCTCAGCCACAGGCCGCGGGCGGCGGACAGGCGGGGTACGCGCATTACGAATGCTTTTCCGCCGACGGTGTTCATCCCGCCGTCACCCCACCACGAGTAGTGCTGGTCGTCGTATCCGATGACGATCTGGTTGTGCGCCGCCCACACGGACCTGTTGGAATAGGAGAACGGCCGGATGGTGAAGTAGTCGCGTTCGATCCTCAGGCCGGTGCGGTCGGTGCCGTTATTGAAGTACAGTCCTTCCTTGTTGATCCAGAACTTCCCGGTGCCGCCGGCGAACCCGGCGACCCTGAACCTGGTTGAATCGAAAACCATTTGGGGTGCGCCCCCGGAGGCTGCGGGAGCCTGGATCACCATTTGGGGGTTGGAGTCCTCCTTCAACTCGCGGATGAAGACCCTGGCGTGCGACGAGTAGTTCCGCGTGATGGATGTGAAGTGCAGGCCGGCTCCGTTCCTGAAGTCCTGGTCGTCCGCGAAGTCGGTGAACTCGGCGACCGACCAGGAGTCCTTCAGCCCGATCGTCCCGTAGAGGCGGATGTTCCCGGTGCCCGCCTCCAGGCGGAACGACTCCGTGCCGTCGTTGCGGTAGGCGAATAGGCCCGTCGGGTTCAGGAGCACGCGGCCGCCGGTCTTGGCGGTCTGGATCTGGGCGCCGGTGATGATCTGCCCCTCGAACGTGCCGCCGGTGAACGTCTGCCCCTCGAACGCGTTGCCGGAGATCATGCCCGCCTTGATCCGCTCGAACTCGCCCTCCTGGGCGTGGATGATCTTCGACCAGATCTCCTGGACGACGGCCGTGTTGATGGTGGCCTGCCCGGACACGACGAGCTGGTCGGTGCTGATCTGGAGGAACTTGCCGACGTCGCCGGCGATCCGCCGGGCGGCGAGTTCGTTGATGGCGGCGGATCCGGCGGTGAGGCGGCCGACGTCGAGGTTGGAGATCTGCTGGCCGGAGACGAGGGCCTTCTCCCAGGCGGTGCCGTTCCATTTCCATTCGGCGACGATGTCGAGGGTGCCGGGGTCCTGGATGCGGCAGGTGTCGCCGATGGCGGTGCCGGGGAATCCGGGCGGGTCGGTGGAGTTGCCGCGCTGGTAGTAGACCTGTCCGAATGTGGTGCGGGATCGTTGGACGGCGGTGGCGATGGCGGCGTTGGCGAGGGATGCGACGGCCTGCTGGAACGGGTTCTCGGATTCGACCCATTCCCATCCTTTGTGGGAGTGGACGGTCTTGTTGCCGGCGGCGGAGGCGTCGTAGGCGGGGTAGGTGTCCTTGCCGGGGAAGGTTGCCTCCCCGGGCCACTGGATGTACTCGTCTCCGATCGGCATGGCGGCCCCCTACTTGGCGCGGATGATGTAGTTGGCGACGACGCCGCGTGGGCGCACTGGGAACGCCTGGCCTTCACCGGTGGAGGTGGTGGAGTTCCAGGAGTTCTGCCACGTGTACAGTTTGTTGCCTGAGGGGGCTCCGGGGAAGGCGGTGGCGTCGGTGCCGACGTCGCCGCTGTTGCCCCAGCCGAAGGCGTGGGCAGCCCGGTTCTGCGACAGGTAGTGACTGTGGGACGGGAGTTCGGCGGCGGTGAGGGTGTGGGTCCTCTCTCCGACGGTGGCGCCCATGTTCTGGGTGAACGTTCCGGGGTTGCCGACGCCGTAGACGACGGCCTCGCGCAGGTCGGGGACGTTGAACGTGGTGGATCCGTCGCCGGCTCCGGAGCGGGTGCCGATGACGGCGAACAGCTCCTTGTAGGCGGTGCGGGACACGGCCTGCCCCTTGCACAGGAGCCACCCTGTGGGCTCCTGGAGGCCCCAGAAGGGGATGGCGGCGCCGATGGGCACGAGGTTGTTGAGGGAGGCTGTGAAGGCCGCCTGGAGGGCTTCCAGGGCCGATTTGGTGGCGGCCTGCTCCGCCAGCGCCCGGGTCGCGTCGGCCTGGGCCGTCACGGCGGACAGGCCGTCCTCGATGCGGGTGAGCAGGGCGGCGGTGATGGGTGTGCGGCCGGAGGGCCCGTCCCTCCACACGTTCGGGGTGTATGCCACCGGTCAGTCTCCCTTCTTGCGCAGTACGAACACGCGGGCGTCGGGGGACACCCACTGGGTCTTGTCAACGATACCCGCGTCGGGCGGGTAGGGGCCGGTTTCGACGAGGGACACGGCGACCTGGGTCATGGCGCCGGTGAGCTGCTCCATGGATTTGAGGGCCTCGGTGCGGGCGGCCTCCAGGACGGCCTGGGAGTTCTTGATCTTCTCGTCGACGGCCTTGCCGATGGCTTCGGCGTCGATGAGTTGCTCGAGGGTGAGGCGGGAGGCGGCGGACCAGGAGGACTTGTTGCCGGTGGTGTCGACGGCGCGCAGCCGCACCTCCCATTCGCGCATGGCGAGGCCGGCGACGGGGATCTGCTGGACCGGTTTTACCATGTCGGTGGTGCGGGCGGGTTCGGCGCCGGGGATCTGGATGGATACCTCGACGTGGTCGTAGTCGGCGGGCATGCCCTCGCCGTGTGCGCCGAGCCCGTTCCAGGTGACGTTGAGGACGCCGAGGGTCTGGGTGAGGGCGGGGGCGGACGGGGTGGGTGGGGCGGTGAGGTCGACGGCGGTGGTGTGGTGCTCCTCGTCGGACCAGTCGCCGACTGCGCCGTCGGCGACGGCCCGCACTTTGAACACGTAGTCGCGGCCGGTGTCGAGGGGGACGACCTGGCCGGGGGCGACGCGCACCGTGGTGATGGCGGACGCCGAGGTGGTGGCGCGGCGGTAGGCGAGGTCGTAGGAGTCGACGTCGAGGTCGGCGCCGACGGTGTCCGAGGTGACGGCGTCCCAGTTGGCGGTGGCGAGGGCGACGGGGTGGCCGCTGCTGTTGATGATCGCCTCGGAGGCGACGAGAAGTGACTGGGTCTTGGCGGGGCGGCGCACCTGTGCCTGAGGGTTGGGGCGGACGGTGGACCCGGCGACGGCGGCTCCGCCGACGACGCCGCGCTGCCGCTGGGCGAGGCGGGAGAGGACGGAGGCGATCTGGGTGCCGAAGGTGGTGTGCCCGCTGATGCCGTTGGCGTCCTTGGTCATGGAGATCTGGCAGACCTGGACCTTCTCCGGGTCCTGGGCGCCGCGGTCGAGGCTGATCCAGTCGCCGGGCCAGTAGTCCCTCCAGGGCAGGTAGGGGGCGGTCAGGGCCACCCATTCGCGGCTGATCTGCTCGGAGGGGTGGGCGCCGGACTTGAGGGACGACTGGGCGACGAGGCGGGCGGTGTCCTCCAGTTCGATGCCGCCGCCCTCGACGACCTTCTCGATGCGGCGCAGGGTGGCGGGGGCCTCGTCGTTGTGGATGCGCCAGGTGCGGCCGGTCTCCCCGCGGACGAGGACGTCGGTGCACATGTCGCTCCAGTTGGTGGTCTCCGGGGCCCCCGTGATGGTGGGGGTGAGGAGCCACTTGACCTGTTTGGTGCGGTCCCTGGTGAGGGCGGTGTCGGCGTTGAACATCTTCATCTGCCGGCCGTCCCAGCGGACGTCGCACAGGCCGATGTTGATGAGCGACTCGGCGATCTGGGAGAGGGACACGTCGGGGGCGAAGGCGAGGGACGCGATCTTGGACCAGTCGCCGCCGCCGGTGTCCTTCTCCGGGGTGAACAGGGGCTCCAGGTAGGAGCCCCAGCCGCGGGCGACCGCCCGGTCCCAGGGGGCGCGCATGATCATGCCGGCCGTGCACTTGCTGAACTTCCACTTGCCGTCCTTGTCCTGCACCTCCTTGGGGACGTCCCAGACGAGGGCCTCGTCGAGCATGGTGGAGATGTGCACTGCCCTGTAGGAGCGGGAGGAGGTGCCGTCGGACATGAGGTCCCTGGACACCTCCTGGGAGATGAACCGGCAGCCGGGGACCTCGAGCCAGGTCTCCCCGTCGTCGAAGGTGGCCTCGACGGCGACCTCGGCCTCGGAGTCGAGCATCCACCCGCGCACGCCGCCGCGCTCCGGGTAGGTCATGGCGATGGTGGGGGTGCCGTTGTGGGGGACGGTGACGGTGAATGAGAGCGTGTCGGGGAGGATGCCGATGCGGCTGCCGCCGACGTGGTAGAGGACGCAGCGCAGGTCCATGGGTTCCGGGGAGGGCATGTCAGAACACCTTCTGCGCCCGGACCTGGCCGGATCCGCCGAACATGTAGGAGGCGTAGTGGCCGTTCAGGTCGGGGGTGAGGCGGAACCCGCGGGAGGTGATGGACAGGCCGGAGGAGGCGTCCTCGCCGCCCTCCCAGGCGCCGTCGGTCCATTCGGCCCAGTAGCTGTCCGGGTCGATGACGAGGTGCTTGCCGGCCTTGAGGGGGCCGTTCCAGGTGATCTTCGACCTGGAGTGGGCGTCCTCGATGACGACGCTGGTCTTCGTGGGGACCAGTTTGAACAGGGGGTCGAGGATGGGCATGGCGCCGCCGTCGAGTTGGGACAGGTCGTTGTCCGGCATCGTGTACACGCGGTCGGAGCGGAACGCGCCGGACGGGATCTCGAACACGGCGGTGATCTCGATGATCTTCTCAGGGTGGTAGTAGACGGGGGAGGAGATCGACTGGAGGCGAACCATGGCGCTGCGCGACTCCCCGCCGGCCGGGTAGTAGCCGAGGGGGGCGAGGGCGTCGCGGAAGCGGAGGCGGCTGAGGAGGAGGTTGAAGTTGGCGTCGAGGGCGCCGCGGCCGCCGCCGAGGCGGCCGTTGACGGTGTCCTGGACCATGAACGCGATGGTGACGGTGGCGGTCCCGTAGGAGGTCGTGGGCATGGGGAGGATGCCGTCCCGGCGGGGGATGGTGACGCTGATGTTGACGGGGGAGGCGATGGACGGCAGGAGGGTGCCGTCCATGACCAGCCACCGTCCTTCCGGGTCATCCAGTGGCGCCCCGTTGAGGTAGTACTCGCTGCTCATGGTGGTCTCCGATCCTACATGGAGGCGGCCAGACGGATGGCCTCGGCGACCTCGTCGCGCTGCTTCGATTCGGGGGCGGCGACGGGGTTGTTGTTGGTGATATTGACCTGGATGGGGCGGATGGCCTGCTCGGTGGGGTTGGCGGCGTCGAGGTCGAGGTTGGCGGCGTCGTTGATCTTGTCGACGACGGGGGTGATGTCGACGTCGTCGGCGAGGTTGGCGGTGAGGTTCTTCAGGGAAGAGCGGACGGACCCGTACTGGGATTCGAGGCCCTTCTGGAAGCCCTGCATGACCCACCGGCCGGAGTTGATGAGGAGCGCCTTGTCGACGTTCTCGGGCCCCTTGAGCCTGGGGATGGAGGCGGTGGCCCGGGAGAACCAGGACGTGACGCCGTTCCACCCGCTCCGCAGGCCGTTGATCAGGCCGGAGAGGATGTTCTTACCGGCCTGGAACAGCCAGGTGCCGGAGCCGTTGAACGCCTGCTTGACCTTGGAGGGCCACTGGCTGAACCACCTGGACGCGGAGGACAGGGCGTCGGATACCGTGGTGACGAACCTGCCGAGTTCGGATTTGGGGCTGACGTTGAAGAGCCGCCAGAACGCGTCCCAGATGTTCTTGATGGCGGCGAGGGCGACACCGATGGCGCCGGAGATGATCTCGAGGGCCCCCTGGACGAGTTTGATGCCGCCCTGCCAGATGCCGTCCCACGCCTGCTTGAGGCCCTCCCAGGCGCCCGTCCAGTCGCCGGTGACCAACCCGAGCCACACGCGGATCACACCCAGGATGACGTCCAGGGCGCCCTCGAGGGCCCCGGAGATGGCGTCCCACACGCCCTGGAAGAACGTCTTGATGCCCTCCCAGTAGTCGCCCCAGGTGTCGCCGAACGTCTGGAGCATGCGCATGAGGCCGTCGAGCCCGGGTTTGAGGTCGGGGTAGATGTTGTCCCAGAACTCCTTGAGGCGGCCGAAGACCTCGGTGACGAGCCAGTCGACGACGACGCCGATGGCGGCCTTGATGTCCTCCCAGGTCTGCTTGACCGCCGTCCGGAAGTTCTCGTTGGTGTTCCACAGGTAGATGAGGGCGGCGACGATGGCGGTGATGGCGGCGATGGCGACGCCGACGGGGCCGGAGAGGGCGGACAGGGCGGCGCCGAGGCCGCCGACGCCCTCGGCGACC